CTATCGTCGTCATCAACTATGACAACATCCAGTCTTTGCCGGATCTGTCAGGCTTTGACGGCATCGTCTTTGACGAGCTGACGCGGCTGAAGAACCCCAGCGGCAAACGTTTCAAGGCGCTGTTGGCGCATCTCGACAAGATCCCGTTTCGCTGGGGGCTTACCGGCTCGTTCACATCCAACGGCCTTGAAGACGTGTTCGGCCAATGCAAGGTGATTGACCAGTCGCTGTTGGGCCGGGCCAAAGGCGCGTTCCTCCAGAAGTATTTTGTCTGCATCAACCGCGACTTTGGCGACTGGCAACCGCGCAAAGGCGCGCTGGAACAGGTCATGGATGCCATACGCCCGGCGACCTTCGTGCTGGACCCCGGCGAATACAGCGACAAGTTGCCGCAGCTTAATGTTGTCGAGATGCGCTGCGACATGCCCGACCGCAAACCCTACGAAAAGATGAAGCGCGACCTGGTGCTGGAGTATGGTGACGACCGGATCATTGCGGCGAACGCCGCCGCCGTGACGAACAAGCTGCAACAGATGGCGTCGGGATTTGTCTACGATAACAAGACGATAGCGTCAGAGGAAAAGGGAAAGTTTCACATGAAACAGAAAGTCATCTGGTTTTCTACGCACAAGTTTGACCTGATTGAAGAGATCCTGAACGAGAACCAGCGCGACAACACGATCATCGTTTACAACTACAAGGAAGAGCTAGCCGAGTTGATGCGGCGATATCCGCAGGCGCGCACCATCGACGCGCCCAACGCCATCGAACGTTGGAACAAGGGCGAGATCGAACTGTTGTTGATCCACCCCAAGTCTGCCGGTCATGGGCTCAACCTCCAGTTTGGCGGTTGCAAGATTATCTTCTTGTCGATGCCGTGGTCGTTGGAACTGTTTGAACAGACAGTCGGACGCCTGCACCGGGGTGGTCAGACAAAGGATGTCTGGTGTTATCTGCTGATCTGTAATAAAACAATAGACGAACGGATCTGGGGCGCGCTTCAGGACAAGCGCGCGATCTCAGACATAGCACTTGAGGAACTAACAGCATGAACTGGCGCGAGATCAACAAGGTGTTGCCCGATCTGGACGAGGACACCGTCAGGCGAATGCTGGAGGACGAGCGCAAGGGCGAGCAGCGGCAGTCGGTGTTGATCCGCCTGCACCAACGCTACACGATGCTGCGCGCGAACCGCGAACGCAAGGAGATCCTTGGCGACGCGGAGTTTCCCAGAGTGGCGGCGCTTACTTAGCGCACCAGCCTTCGCGCCTAGCGTTGTTCTGTTTGATTTCGATGATGGTGCCGGTGGTGTCCTTGGATGACCAAGACACGTCTTTCCAAACGGTGCAGACCGCCGCGTTAGTCTCGACGGTGCTTGTCAGGCTCACGCACCCGGTCAGGGGACAAATCAAGAGCGTCAGCAGCATCAATCGCATTGCGCGTTCTCCGTAGCACGTCCGCCGTCGCGGCGGCTTCAATCTCAGCCACCGCGTCAGCGCGGATTTTGTAATAGACACAACTTGTTAGCCCAAGGACTAACATTGCGATGATGGCGTAGCGTCCAAGCGGCGTGAACAGCAGACTAAACACCGTGCTGATCCATGTTCTTTTTGCGCCAGTACCAGATAGCGGCACCAAGCCCCACGACAGCCGCCATAGCAACAAAGTTTGGGTTGCTGAGTAGGCCAACGAACTGATTCGCCACGTCAGACGCATCCTGCGCCTGCGCTGCAACCTCCTTAGCGACGCCCACGCTTCCGAGCCCTGCCGTGAGTAGCGCCGCGTTACCTTGCTTGCTGTCCGCCATTGTTCGTACAGGAACAGGATCGGGATCGGTGCGCTGTTCCTGCTCTTCCACATGCTGGTCTGCGCTCCACCACGCACCCGCCGCCTGGCGACGGCGCACGAGCCCCGGCAGCACCTTGCCGCCGCCCTTGGTCCATTTCATCAACTCGGCAGGCACCGCGTCAAGATCGCCAGCGTTGACCTTCTTGAGCATCGTGGACGACTTGAGGTTGCCGACGCCCGCGTTGTAGGCGAAGTCCACGAGAACGTCGAACTGGTTCTGGGTCAGTTTGACCTTGACCAGATCCATCACGGCGATCTCGTACTTGACGATGTCGCGCTTGAGGATGTCGTCGGCGTCCGCCTGCGTGATGATCATGCCATCCGCAACTTGGGGCGCCCCCGCCGCCGACGTGTGGCCGTAGCCGATGGTGCAGACGCCCGCCGGGCAACGGTGGCGATGGCGATCTCAAAATCTGGAGCCCACTTGGGTTGCTCGACCGGCCACACGTCCGTGCAGACGCGCTTGGGGGCCAGCACCAGCCACCGCTTGACGTGCCCCTCCGCGATCAACTCGGTCATGGCCGTCAGCGTGATGGCCGTCTTGCCTGCGCCCACGGGCGCAAGGATCATTGCGCGGTCTCGTTCGAACAGGAAATCGGCGGCTTGTTCTTGGTAAGGTCGTAACGTGAGGCCCATTCGTCCACCCCTTCTTTGGACCAGAGGCAGGCGTATCGCTGCCCCAGCCGTCGCATGTCCATCGCAAACAGTTCTTGAAGCGGCGACAAGCGCCCGCCTTTCGTCTTGAGTTCCACGAACCACGTTTCGCCGTTGGGCATCCACGCAATTCGATCAGCCACACCAGCTTGGTTTGGCGATTTGAATTTGTAGGTGAGCCCCCCGCGCAGCATGACGGCCCATACAAAGTATCGTTCGATTTCGCTTTCTCTCATAAAAAAATGTATTGCATGTTCGTAAAAGATTGTCTAGTGTCTGCAAGTCAACAATCCACTGAGGTACAATAATGGCTCAACATTCCACAATCGTCGGCGGTTCGACCGCCAAGCGCGTCATCAACTGCCCTGGCTCCGTGGCGCTGGTCGCACAGATGCCGCCCAAGCCGTCCAGCGTCTACGCTGACACCGGCACCTTGCTCCACAACGTCATCGCTGACGTGCTGGACGGCAAGGCCACGCCGCAAGACTTTCTGGGTATGGTCCATGCTGACGTGACGCTCGATCAGGATCTGATCGACAACAAGCTGTTGCCCGCGTTGGCGGCGCTGAACGAGATCGACCCCGACAAGAAGATGGAATACGAGACCGAGGTGATTGTCGGGTTTGGCGATCTGCTGCCCGGCGTGTTCGGGTCGTCCGACATTGTCGGGCGGATTGGCGACACCGCGTATATCGTAGACTGGAAGTTCGGCGATGGCGTCGCGGTCGATGTCGAGGAAAACCCGCAGCTTATGTTTTACGCCGCCGCTGCTATGCGGACCCCCGCCTCGCAGTGGGCGTTTGATGGTGCAACCAAGGTCGAACTGGTCATCGTGCAGCCGCCCTATGTCAAGCGTTGGGAGACGACCCCGCGCCGCATCCGTCTGTTTGAAAAACAGTTGATTGCGGCGGTGAAGATAGCGCAGCGTCCTGACGCGCCGCTCGCGCAGGGCGATTATTGCCGGTGGTGCGCCGCCAAGGCGATCTGCCCGCTGATGACCGGCGCGGCTGATCGGGCGCTGATCTCCGCGTTGCAGGATCTCAGCATCGACCATGTGGCTGACCATCTCAAGATGGCTGACCAGTTGGAAGACTGGATCAAGGCCGTCCGCGCGCTGGCGATGCAGACGCTGGAAGCTGGTCTGCCGGTCCCCGGTTACAAGCTTGTCCCCAAGCGCGCGCTGCGCCAGTGGGTCGATGAAGATAAAGCCCTTGACGCCATGTGCGATATGGGGCTCGATGCTAAGGAATTGACGGTGACTGCCTTGTTGAGCCCTGCACAGGCCGAAAAGGTACTGAAGAAGCACAAGCTTGCGCTTCCCAAGGATCATGTCGTCGCCGTCTCATCAGGTAACACGTTGGCACCCGAGGATGATCCTCGCCCAGCGGTGTTGCAGATCGGCGCACAACTGTCCGCCGCTCTTGGTAAACTCGTCTAAGGAGAAACGGTAATGTCAAATCTCACAGTGTTCGGTGGCGCTAACCTCCCCTCAGTGTCTTCCCTTTCAACCAATCTGCGTTCGATCAACGCGGGCGTTCCCGATACCGCCGGGTCTGTCATCCTCAAGATGGACAAGACCGGCCATTGGGTGTTCGGCGCGGATCAGACGGAGGTCGAGGACGACTCGACTTGGGCCATCAATCCGTTCAGCTTTGTTCACGGCTATATTGCTTGGGGCGAAGGTGAAGTGCTTGGCGAAAAGATGGTGTCCGTGCAGCAGCCGCTGCCCGAGCAGGATCTTGCCCCTCCCGGCGCGAAGCGCGGTTGGGAAATCCAAGTCGGCATGTCACTGAAGTGCATGTCTGGCGAGGACAAGGACATGGAGGCCCGCTACACGGTCACGTCCGTGGGCGGCAAGAAGGCGGTGCAGCAGCTCGCGCTGACCATCGCCAACCAGGTCGATAAGGACCAAACCAAGCCGGTCCCGGTGGTGCGCCTCAAGAAGGAACACTACATCCACAAGAGCTACGGACGCATCTACACTCCCGTCTTCGAGGTTATTGAGTGGGTCGGGATGGATGGTGCGTCTGCGGAACCGGAAGCGGATGACGCCGCGCCGGAAGAGGCTCCTACTGAGTCGCGTCGCCGTCGTCGCAGCGCGTAAGGAGGAGTGAAAGCGGGCGTCGGCGGTCCCTCCCCCTGCCGACGCCCGTGAGTATCTACAGCACCATGACCATACTCTGGATTGACTTCGAAACGCGGAGCAAGTGCGACTTGCCTTCGCGGGGCGTGTACAACTACGCCCAAGACCTAAGCACCGAGGTGCTTTGCATGTCCTACGCCTTCGATGATGGCGAAGTGACGACGTGGTTGCCCGGCCAACCATTCCCCTCCGACATTGCCAACCACACAGGTCAGATCCGCGCGCACAACGCTGCGTTCGAGCGTCTGATTTTTTGGTTTGTGCTGTGCCCCGATCAACGCCTGCGTGAGCCCAAGCTGGAGCAGTTCTACTGCACGGCGGCGCAGGCGCGCGCCAACTGCGCGCCTGGCTCGCTGGAAGACGTGGGGCGGTTCGCTGGCGCGTCCATGAAGAAGGACCACCGGGGCTCGCAACTGATTCGCTTGCTGTCCGTCCCGCAGGCTGACGGGTTCTTTCGGCAGGACCAGACGCTCATGGACGAAATGATCCAGTACTGCGAACAGGATGTCCGTGCCATGCGTGCGATCAGCAAGGGTATGCGCGACCTGTCCGCTGACGAGCTGGCCGACTACCACGTCAACGAGCGCATCAATGATCGCGGCGTCCGCGTCGATGTCGAGCTGTGCCAAGCAGCTATTCGTTACGCCACCGACGAACTGAACGAGATCCAACAGATCGTTCGTGAGGTGACCGGCGGCGCAATCACCAGCGTTCGCAGTCCCAAGATGCGCCAGTGGGTGCTGGACCGCGTTGGGCCGCAGGCGTTGGAGCTGATGAAGGTCTACAAGGACGGCGAGGCCAAGTATTCTATAGACAAATCCGTGCGCGGCAACCTTTTAATTTTAGCGGAGGAAAACCCTGATGAAGTGCCGCCCGATGTCGCTGAGGTCATACAATGTGCGGACGACCTATGGGCGTCGTCGGTCGCGAAGTTCCAACGAGCTGCTAGTCTTGCTGACGCAGATGATGGACGAGTGCGTGGGGCGTTTGTCTTTTCTGGGGGTTCAGCAACGGGCCGTGCTTCGAGCTTTGGACTGCAAGTCCACAATTTCCCCCGCAAATGCGCGAAGGAACCTGAACTAGTCCGCGCTGCGATGACGCAGGGGGGCGAGATCGTACCACAGTACGGCAAGCGCGTCCTTGACGTTTTTAAGCAGATTCCGCGTCCGGCGCTGCGGGCCCGAGAGGGCACATTGCCTGT